CTGTTTCCATGCTTGCACTGCAAAATAAAGTGCTAACCATGATTTGCCAATTCCTGGATAAGCCAAAAACACACCAAGTTGTCCTGGCATAATTCCAGAAGGTAGGTAGTTATCAAATCCTGGCAAACCTGTTTTAATTCCAATCTGACCAGTTTCTTTTTGCTCTTTAATCTTTTCAAAATATGCAACGGCAGATTCTAAATCTGTTGCATCAATATCACGTATAGCAGATGTATTCTTTTTTAGTTCAGATGTTTTTGTAATAAGACCATTAAGGGCTTCTGTTCCATTGCCAGTTTGAACTTCTCCTGCTGCAGATCTTAAAATATCTTTTAGGCTATCGTTTAAATATTCAGTCTGTAATTCTTCAAGATGGTGTTTGGTTGCACCAACATTTTCTACTGGCTGAAAGTCTCTAAATTTTTCTACAACTAAAGAGGTTGGTGGAACGGTACTGTTATTTTCAAAATATAATCTTATAAAATTCCAAACATCATTGTGTGTCCTAAGAAGATTTTCAACATTAGCCTGTAGAAGCACGTGCATTTGTTTGTCTTGTAATAATGCTGAGATAACTCTTGCTTCTGTATTATTCACTGAGCCACCTCCTTGCTAACTTTCTTCGCTCTATTCGTTCTAATGTATCTTTTTCAAAATCTAGTTTACCGTTAATAATCTTTTCTGCATTATATGCAAAGTAGTTCCAATTTGGTTCTTGTGCAATACTAAAATAATATTCTAGCAAATCATAACAAGCAGAAATACCATAAGACTCTACTAAGGCATCAGCAGACCATTGCTCTACGTTTAAATTTAAAGATGGCTTTTGCTCATACTTTGCTGTATGTAACTTGCTGTACCTACTAAGCAAAGCCATGCGGTCTTTGCGTTCAGCCATTAGTCTTTGCTATCAGCCTCTAATTGTGCCTCTTGAATTTTTTCAGTTAGTTTGTCTTCAACAAACTTATAAACTCTATTAAAAGCCTGATCTGAGTTTTCACCATCACGCTTAGAATCAACAACACCTAAATCAATTCTTAAAGACTGGAAATTGCCCAGATTAAGTGTATATCCTAGAGTTACTGATACTTTTGTATTATCGTTTTCCATACCCCACCTTTTCTCTATTTTAAATGTTTTCAGACCAGATTGGAATATACCTTCCGTCATCTGTCTTTGTATATGTAAGTATACCTTTTCCCATTCGTCGTGTCAACTCTTGGTTCGTAGGCGTCATATTATTTGTTATTAACCCATCTTTTCTTGGTTGCCCCATATGTATAGATGCCAGTATATCACGAATCACCTTAACTGCGCTTTCTGAATAGTATGATCTTATTTGCCATCCAGTCCTTCCATTAATGGTAGATCCTACTGGTGGCGGAATAACTCCTTTTTTAATTAATGTTGGCATATACTTTCTATGACGATTAATTAATCTAGCAGTCTCAGCAACCGTATAAGCCTTTTCTCTATTTTTTCTAAAATCAGTTCTTAGGCAAGTTTCAACTCTATCTTTATTAATGTTGTATACAGACACCAAACCAGTAGATCTTGAACTATGGTAAAGCCTTACAAGGTCTCCATTAAGAAACCAAATTTTCTTACTTCCCTTTATTATAGATTCGTTATTGTAAGTTTGGCTCTCGATAATTCCTTTGCCAGTAACCATCTGCCCTCTCCGCTTTCAGTTGGTGGATGATAAAATCTTCTTGATCCACACCGAATACAATACGTTTCCATATGCTGTACGCTTGTATATTGTCTATCAATAAACAAACGACCATTACATTTATTACAAAAAATCATTATGCTGCTATCTTTTAGTTTGGTATGCCAACGGCAATTAAGTTAACAGCCAGAGATAAGTTGCCAGATGCTCCAAACCTTACAAACCCATCTACCTTTGATGTTGTTACTGTTTGTAATACAACTGTTACGTTTTGACCAGCCTCAGTATTTCCTATGTTTCTTGCTGTGGCTGTAACGATAGGTGGAAACTTAAAATCGTTTTGGAAAGAATAACTGAATCCTCTTTCATTACCAGCGCTAACTGTGCTGTTAGTTAAAACCTCTACATACCCGCCAACTATTCTAGCGTTAGAAGTTTTAGTTGTTTCTTTAACAGATGGACCATTGTCTATACTGGTAAAATTATATGCTGCAGAAGATACCTCTGTAGATAGGTCATTGATTGTTTGAGCCAGGTCATAGATATAAGTAACATCTAGTGGTTGCCCACGTTCTGGTAAAGGTATTCTTGCCATGTATTCCTCCTATTTAATTATACCAAAGAAACTATGCTTGATTCAAATATAGTTAATCCAGCATTTCTTTCCTTGTTAATTCCCTCAACCTGTACGGCAACTCTAACATTTGTTGTTCCAGTATTAAGAAATCCATACGTGTGTATTGGTGATGTGCCGTGATAAAAATAACTACCTCCGTCAAATTTTACAAAAATATCATATCTAGGTCTATTATTTTCATCACCCCAGATTGCAGTAGAACTTGTTCCATTTTTAAATAAAGTTCCGCTAACTGACTCTATGTTTACGGCTGGTACTGAAAAAATTGGTGAATAATGAGATGATCTATTTTTATCATCAGAGATAATCCTATATCTTAAAACATATTCATTATCATCATTAACTGGTGGTAGTTGATTTTTAGGAATAATTAATTTTTTAATTCCAGCGTCAGCCATTACGAAACACCTATAGAAAATCTAAACTCAACATAATTACTAGTATTAGGAGACTTTATAATTGTTTCTGCTGTGTCATTTTTAACAATTGAATATCCAGTTAAGCCGTATAATGGATTAACTGTTTCAGTATTTTCTAGTCTGAGGGCATCTAAAACAACATAATAATCTTCAGATGGGGCATCTGAATCAATAACACAAGCATAAATTTTAACAATAGTAACTGAATCCCAACTAAAATTTGATGTTGAATATAAATCTTGTAATTCTTTTGAAACTACAAAATATCTATTTGTGTTAAAATTTTGAATAATTTTTGGATCTCCAGATGTTCCATGGTCTATTTCTGCTTCAAAACGAGCATATTCGCTACCATCAGTAGATGAAAACTCAACAAGAACTCTTACAGTGTCTGGAATTAATCCCGAACTACCATTTTTATTTATTAAAGAAAATGCCAATCGTAGTTGATCTTTTGGTGAGTTTCTAGATAAATCTACACTTGCACCAGTTAATCTTACATGATTAGATCCATCTTCAATTACAAAGTGATTAAGTGTAGGTCCAACTTCTTCACTTATAGTTAGGTCTGATGTATCACCTTGAATACAAATAATATTATTTAAAAACCTACAACGTTCATACCTTGAGGCACGAGATGTTTTAAAAAATATAGAGTTGTCTACATTTGTTTGAAATACTGGATCTTCAATTGCAATAACATTATCATCTTCTGGATCATCAAGTGGAGAAGAATACAAATTAATTGCTGCTGTAGAAACTGATGTGCTGTATTGCCAATTTTCTGTTGATGTAAATGCAAAAATAGTTTTACTATCATAAACACCAGCAGATGGGTTAGATCCTGCTGAGTATAGGCCTACTTCAGATATTTCGTATCTTTCTTCTGTTGGTAATTCTGCGGTAAATACAACTTTATCGACACCGCCTTCGTTTACAAAACCTCTAGATGAAATTGGTACTCTAAACATTTCAAAATCTAAATTCTTTTTTAGAGAAAAATCTTCTTCAGTATCACTAGTTTCTAGTGGGGTTGGACCACAACCAAGAGCAAAATATGAGGCATAGGCAGGAGCCTGACCAAGCAAGTATTTACCAATAATACTTTTTCCATCTTTGGTTATCACGATTCATTCCCATCAAGTTGAACTATATATATTGTACCACTTGTGCTAAGTTGAACTTCTATTTGCTCATCGTTATTTAAACCAATAGCCTCTATAACTAGGTTTCCCAGTTCATCTACATAAATGTTTTGTCCATTTAAACCACTACCCTCGTTTGGAAATTTTTGATCAAATAAAATTGGAAATCCAGAAAAATACTTGTCTGAAGTTTTTTGTATTCCAAGGATATTGTTTGGGTTATATGATTGTTGCAATAATTTAACATTTTTAATTGGCTGATAAGATATTTCTTGACCATTTATAGTATCATTTCTTGATATGTTAATTAACTCTTGACCACCAATATTTTCAAATATTAAATCAGCCATTGACTCTGTTGATAATGATTGATCATCAAAAAGAATAATGTCTGGTGTTGCAGTTTTAACTAAATTAACATTAGATGATGATATCATTTGACCTAAAATTATTGGAGTATTTGGAGTTGGTGATAAGGTTTGTGACATTTTATACCTCGTTTAAATAAATAGTCATATCTGGACCGTTAGAATTTCTTGAATACTCTATATTATATACTACAAACC